CCATCCGTGAGTGACGAAACGCCGGTTCCGCCATCGGCTACAGCAACGTCCTCGCCGCCCGCTTTGTAGATGGCGCCGCCCTCAATCGAAACCACACCAGCCGATACGCGAGCGATGGTCGTGTCGGATGCGTGACCAAGTTGGATGCTCGTGAACTGAGGGTTACCGCCGGTTCCGAGGCCGAGGTTGGTGCGTGCCGTCGCCGCGTCTGACGCGCCCGTGCCGCCATCGGCGACCGCTACATCCGTGCCGCCTGCCCGATAAACCGCATTGCCTTCGATGGTGATGTCGCCGGAACTTGCCCGAGCAATCGTGGTGTCAGTCGCATGGCCCAGTTCGATACCCGTGAACTGGGGGCTGTCACCTGTCCCGACGCCGATGCTGGTCCTCAATGTCGCGCCACTTTCAGCGACGGGATCGCCAGAGCCATCACCTACAATCATCTCACCGTCGCTCAAGACAGCCATAGCGCTTATCGCCGAACCTCCCGAACCCAAAAGTATGCCCCCGTCGGTCAATGTCGCCGCGCCTGTGCCGCCGTTTGCGACCGTCAGCGCGCTGGCGAGGGTGCCGTTGATGGAGAGCGTAGCACCGGAATTGATGTCCAGGTCTGAGCCCGACAGGACGTTGAACGTGTTTGCCGCGATGCTGAAATCGAGCGCGCCCGCGACCGCGACGCCGATGGTGTCGGCGGCGCTGCGGTAGAGCCCGGTCGTGAGGCTGTTCGCCCAGGCGAGGGACGGCGCACCGACGACCCCATTGGCGAGCGTCAGCGGCTGGGTCATCTGCAGCTCGTCGGTCGCCATTTTGAACGGCGTCAGATTGCCGAGACCGTCGTAGCCCTGCTGCGGCGTCGATGCCGTCAGGCCGACGTTGCCCGCGCCCAGGTGGAACAAGTCCTTATAGGTGTTTTTCGGTTTCTCGTTTGTAAGGGCGGTAGCCATCAGATCAGTGCCTCTCCGATTGTGAGCCGATATCCTGTCGCGTGCCACTCGACCGATTCAGTTGACGAGATGCGAACATGCCCGCCTATCGCCTCGCCTTGTCCTCCGCGCAGCATCCACTTCTGGAACGTCTTGGTGTCGGCGCTCGACCAGACCGTGTTCCACTCCGACCAAGTCGGGTCGATCTGCGCCCAGGTCTTCGCCACGCTGACGAGCGTGACGCCCTCGATCAGATTGCGGCGCTCATAATCAAATTGTGGGATGGCGTCGAGCGTGACCTGATCCTCGGTCGTCAATACCAGCTTGATGGCCTTGCACGTCCCGGCCTTGCCGCCCAGGCTCATGAACGCCTGCTCGCCGCGTGCCGCGATGGCCGAGCCCGCCTTCTCGGTCGTGCCTGAGTATTTGTAGACCGTGCCGTCGAGCCCGCCAAAATAGAGATCGCCGCCGAAATTGAGCCAGCAGGCCGCGTCGATGTTATCCCAATGCGCCCAGGCGCCCGTCTGCAGCCTCATGATGTACTGGTCGAACTGGGCAGTCCCGAGGGGCTGGTTGAGGATCAGGATGCCCTCCCGGTCGCTATGGACGACCTGCCAGCCGAACGATGTCTTATTGTCATGGACCGCGTCGGAGATCGTCGGCCTGATGCGGTCGGTCATCATCCCGGCGCGCTCCGCCCTGCCGGTGTCGGACTGCTCGCCGCTCTTCTGGCCCACGACCGCCGTCATGCTGATCAGCCCGGCGTCGGTCAGGACGAGCAGGTCGCCGCCGACGCGGCTGATTGCCCTGGCGTGGACCGGCTCGCCGATATTGTAGACGCCGAGCAGCGCCCAACCTGATCCAGGGTCGTCGCCGACATAGCAGACCGCTTGACCTCCAGCGAGAACGAACACGGCGACGTCCTGGCCGATGCCGCCGCCGCCCCAATCCTCGCCGCCGCCGGAGACGTTCCAGGAGCCCGCGCAGACGAGCTTGCCGCCCAGCGAGCCGACGCGGGATAGCGGGAATTTAGTCAGCGATCCGCCCAGCGTGTTCACCGACGAGTACCAGAAGTCCTGGCTGTTATCCTCCCAGAAGTAGGTCCGGGATTCGTGCGCGAATATGCCGATCACGTTCGCCGCTGTCAGGCCGCTGCCGGTGAGCGTCATCGTCGAGAGCGCGGAGCCATCGTATTTGAGCGGCGTGTCGGTGCCGTTGACCATGCCGAGCTTGCTGTCGAAATTGACGTGTTGCCAGACATCGACCGCCTTGCCGGTGCCCAGTGTGGTCGCCGAGCCCGCCGTCGTGACGTTGTATATCTTGCCCGACGCGGCGCCGAGGATATGTTCCGTGGTGCCGCTCTTATAGCCCATCAGGCTCTTCACGTCGGACGTCGCGGCACCGACATTTGTCGCGTGCGAGTCCTGCCCCTTGCGGAGAATAACCTTCGAGACGCCCGGCACAAAATTGGTAAGCGTGATCGCATCGGACGGGTCCATAGCCGTCAGGGCGTCGCGGGAATTGAGACCGCGAATCGGTGCAGGCTGCATGACCGGCTGGGTCTGCGCGACCGAGGCTTCATGAACCCGCTTACGAGGGTTCGACCGCCTTACTGCTCTACCGATCAGGCTCATAGGGTGAAATTACCCTCCGCCACATTGACATATTCGAGCGGGTCTCGCAGGTCCGGGCCGTTCAGGCTCAGAATCCTGGCGCCGCTCGATGTCGCCTTCTCCTTCTCCAGCTCGTCGCGTGCCTCGGCATATTCCTCCGCGTAGGGCATGCCTGCGGCCTTCAGGGCGCGCCAGACGACCTCAAGCTGCAGCAGGTAGTCCGGGAAGATCGGCACGTCGGTGTCCGCCGTCCAGGTCGTTTGGGCGGCTCCTGCGGCGCTCTCGCACCATGTGTTCATGACGTATTCAAACAGCAGGCTCTCGACGGCTGCGGGCGTCGGGTAGACCGAAAATTGACGATTGTCCGAGCTGTCCTTTGTGACGCGCCAGACGTCGGTAATTGCTGAGATCGAGATCGAGCCGTTCTGCAGGCGCCGCCAGTCCTGGGGCGAGATCGCCTGGGCCATGCGCCGCGTGTTTGTGACGTTCCAGCTCGTCTCCGGCACGAACTTTAGGAAATCGCTCTCGAAGGCATAATTCGCCGTGCTGGCGACCGTCGTCACGGTCTGGGTCTTGACCATCTCCGGGAAGGCGATGCGCCCCAGGAACTGCCCAGCGCGCTCGGCGGCGGCGAGCATACGGACAGCATGCTCGTCGTCGGTGTTCCCGATCAGGGTCGAGGGGATGAGGAGGCCCGTTTCCTTGCATGCCTGCTGGACTGAGGAGAGGAGGCTCATGCGGCAGGGGCCTCCTCGGTGAATTGATCGCCGCTGCCGACGTGGCCGCTCTCAGTCGCAGGGATAAATTCCTTGGGAGCTGGCGCATCCTGCCCGGCGGAGATCGCGTTGACCTGCATGCTGGCGATCTCCCGGCGATGCCGTGCGGCCTCCTCCTCGGATGCCCGCTTGAGATCGTCGAACTGCTCCTGCAGGTGTTTGATGTCGCGGCGGAGATCGTCGCGCTCTTGCATGATCTTTGTGACCAGGGCTCCGGCCTCGGCTTGGTCGCCCCACATCTTTGCGCGCTCCACCGCTTGCCTGCCCCAATCGCCGAGCTTGCGGATGGCGTCGTCGCCGATGTTCGCCATCGCCTCGATTGTGAAGATGCCGATGGCCTTCGCCTCGGCGACCTGATGCGGGCGAAGCATCGGCCAATTGTCGATAGGCATGCCGTCGAGCGGCGCCGTCTGCTTGTTCTGGTGAGCCTGCCACTGATTGGGCCAGCGCACCTTGTCGGCCTCCTGGACGGGACGGTCCACCAGCGAATTATTGTCGCCAGGGATGATGATCTGCACAAAATTGACATCGCGATATACGTCGCGCCCCTGCTCCTTGGTCGCGCCGCCGTCGAGCTTGGCCGTGATGTAGAAAAGCGGGATGCAGGTGTCTTGCGAATTGGGATCGACCATCTGGCCGGGGATTGCGTTCATGCTGTCATTTCCTCCTGTTGAGATATCTTGATGCCTTCCGCGACGATGTGCTTGATCAGCCCCTCGCCCCAGATCGACAGATTGATGCGGTCTCCGTGGCTCGAATAGAAGTCCTGGAAGTCTGTCGCTTGCCGAAGCATCCAGGGCGAGACAGTGAACCACTTCTCGCCAGCGCAGAGCTGCATTGTGTCGTCTGCGTCGTTCTCGACCTGATCATACGCATGATGCTCGGATTCGATCAGGCAGGCGTCCATGCCAAAAAGATGAAAATTGAAGAAGCCCATCATGATGCCGAGGTTGAAGCACTTCATGCCGATGGTGCTACCGCCCCAGACTTCGGGGCCGTACATATTGAACTCTTCCATCAGCGGCTCAAGGGCAACCGCGCTGTGACAATGCCACATCAAGTGCGGCGCGTGCCGCTTCTTCAGCAGCGCCCAGCTTTTCATGGCGCAATGGCTGGCGATCAGATAGAGGCAGTCGCGCTGTGCGCGCTCCAGGAATCGGACGTTGTGATCTCGGGCGTCCATCATCGCCATGAAGCGCGGCCTGATGCCGTGATCTAGCAGATAGTCGTGGGTGCCGTTCACCGCCATCACCAGGGTGCCACGCCGGATCATCGATTTCAGATTGTCGAGCTGACCGGCCAGGGACGGCCCGCCGCAAACGATGGCGAGCGGCGTCTCGGTCTCAGCCTGGGCCGGGAGCATTTCCTTGACCTTGTGCGTCATCGCGAATCGGACGTTTTTGGTGAGCTGCTCCGAATCGACGTTCTGCTCGACCCAGGAGAACGCAGGTGCCATGCCCTCCGGTGAGCCGTGCCATGCGACCGGGTCCACCGCCTCGGTGATGACGCCGGTCTGATCCAGAAGACCCAGATCGTTGAACAGGGCGTGGAAGCGCGACCAGTCGCCGCCCAGGATGCCGTCGTGCGGGCAGACCGAATAGATATCCACGCCGGTCAGGCGCAGCTCCTCGACGCGCTCATAATACTCGTCGATCAGCTCGGCCCAGAAGCCGGGCTTCAGGCTGTGCTGTTTCATGAACTTGGTTTTCAGGCAGCTCTGCATGATGTCCATTGTAGGCCGCTGAACGAACACCCAGTGGGCGTGGGGCCACGCCTTGGCGAAGAGGGGCCACAGCAGCACCAGCTTGCAGTTCTTCAGCATCCAGGGGCTCTCGCCGTCCCAGCCCTCCCTGGCGAGCATGGTCTCGACCGTCTCCCGCAGCGCTGCGGGCTCGTCGTCGCCCCAGTGGTCCCTGACCTCGTCGAGCGTCGGGATTGAGCTGATGCCGAGGGGGTCATGGCTCATCTCGGTGAGCATGCCCTTGATGACCGTCTCGCGAATACCCTCATTCTCGAAGAAGCCGTGCCGATTATCCGGCGACGCCACGACGCACTCCCCGGCGAACAGCCCGGCGCGCTCCAGCATGTCGGCGACGAGGCTGGTGCCGGAACGTGGGAAGCCGATCACGAAGACCGGCGTGTCGTGGTTCAGATGCGTCATATAGTCCTCTCTGATGGGTTGGCTCCCCGGCAGGAATACCACATCCGGGGAGCCTCGCCACCATTGCTGCGTCACGCTGACGCTAGAAGCCGACCGACCTCGGATAGGTCGCGATGACTTCCACCGCCGTCACGCCACCTGCGCTGCCAGCGGTCACGCCCGCCGCGCCCTGAACCTGGGTCTGCGACGTCGAAGTGTCGTCAAGTACGCCTGCCGTCGAGGTGGTGTAGAGCTTGACGTCGGCGGCGCATGACGCGCCAACACGGCACTTGATGTTCGAGCCGCCCATCGCGACCCAGCCGTACTGGCTGATGGCGAAAGCCATCTGGGCAAAGCCGATGAAGTGACCATCGTCGGCCCTGGCTTTGGTGATGGGATGGCACTCGAAGTTTTCATCGACTGCCACGCAATCATAGGCGGTGACCGCCGAGCCCGCCGTGACGGCCATCCAGCGGCTATTGTCTTTGCCGTGGACAACCTTGCCCAGCTCGAAGCCCTCGCGGTTGATGGCGCTGGCAGATGAGACGACCCGGTCCACGTTGACGCCGAGGATCGGGCTAGTGAGTTTCGCTGATTCCGTCATGTCATTTTCTCCTATGTCAGCGATTAATGTGAACAGCTATCCGCTGGCATCGTCGGGCGCTAGGCCTTCAGCGTGCCTTGCAGTGAGCCGTTGGACATCGTCATGTTGCCCGCGAAGACGAGCGGCACGACCATCGCGTCCTGGTTGACCGACATGCGGTTCTCAAGCGGGACCATGTTCCGCTTCCGGTGCGGGCGCCAGAAAATGTACTCCGTATTGAGGAAGTACATGGTCGTCGTCGGGTGACCGGAATCGCCGTCGTAGATCACGTCGGCGGTGAGGAACGCCAGCTCGTCGAAGCCGCTTTTGCCACGATCAGCGCGATTGATGCGCTGGATGGCCGTCAGCGAGCCCCAGTAGTGCGAAAAGTACGTTTTATCCGCCGTGATCAGATCAGGCTTGTCGTTGCCGCGTGTGCAATCCAGCCAGAGCGAGCGCATGCCAGCCTGGATGGTCGTCGTGCTGGCGGTGACCGAGGCCGACGAGAAGTCGTAGGTCGCGTTGCGCCAGAACGAGTGATTTGCACGGTTGATGCCGCCGACCGTTCCCGTCGCCGGGGCGGTCGCGACGAGCAATTGCAGCCCGCCAATCTGTTTGCCGCTCGTCCCGGTGCCATCCGAATAGATGCCCGTCGAGAGGTTGTTCTTCATGGTCCGCTCGGAGTTGCCGATGCGCTTGTCGAGCAGGTTGATGATCTGCTCCTCGCCAGCGTTCTGCAGCTCCTCCAGGCCGGAGATCGAGACGACGACCGCTGCCTGTTTGAAGTTGAACGTGGCCGCATCGATGACGCTCTGCGGTGAGATGTCCAGCGATTCATAACCGCTGTAGTATTTGAACGTGGCGTTCGCGGCGTATTCGAGTTCCTCCACGATGTCGCGGCCACCATCGACCGTTCGGACGTTTCCACGGTTATTCACGCGCTGCAACAGCGCGTTGCCGTTGGAGACGTTGTCGGCAGTTTTCTTACTGCGTTTCCGAAGGGTCGTGGCAACCAATTCGGTAATATTTGGTTGTGCCATTTTGGATGCTCCTACGCATCGAGCATCGCCCTAAAGCCCGTTCTGAGATCGTCCCTCAGTGAATTACCGCCCTCTTTCTCGGACGACACTCTCGCAGAATCCGCCGTGCCGCTGGACACCTGCCCGCCCGCAGCTCGCTTCGCCTTCTTGACGGCGTCGCTCGCTGTTTGGGCAGGTGTCGGTTGAGGCACGCCCGTGTGCATCGCAATCGCTCGGGCTCGGGTCGCCGGATTCGCATAGACCGCTGCCTGATAGGCGTCGTCCATGCTCACCTGCTGCCCGGTTCTCTCGGCGGTTTCAATCAGACCGGCCATCGTGACGCGGACCTCCTCGAAGAAGGGCCGCTTAACATTGCCCGCCGCATCCTTCTCGCTCGCGAAAGCGGCGATGTGCGCCTGCAGGTTATGCTCCTGGGTGGTCTGATTTGTTTGCGTCAGTGAGGAGACGGTCTTGGTGAGATCGCCGATCTGAGTTTTCAGCTCGTTGACCTCCGGGTCCAAAGACTCGCTCGCTGCTTGGTTTGAGATGTTGTTGAGATCGATGTCGTAAAGATCGACGAGGTAGGCCAGACCGGCGCGAGGGTCTTTCTCGATCAGATCATGTGCCGCCACCAATCGCCGCAGACCGTCCGCCGGGCTCATTCCCGCTCGGGCAAGCTGCTGCGAATAGGGTGCCATGACCTGGATCATGTCCTTCGCGATGTCAGTGCCACGGCTCAGAGCCTCTCCGAACTCCCTCTCCCGATCCAGCATCCACTGCCGCGCCTCGGGGGTCTGAGATTGGAAAGTCGTCTTCGCCGCCTCCGACCAATGCGAGAAGGGCTCCGTCGCCCCAGCCGCATCGTCGGGTGAAGTTTCGCCGCCTTCGCTGGCCGATCCTTCGGTCGCTTCCGTTTTGGGCTCGCCGCCATCGCCAGCTCCAGGAGCTGCAGCAGCCTCGCCTCGTTCCTCGCCTTCCAGGTCCGCTCTCGCCTCGGCGATATCGGCTGCTATTTCCCGATTATGGGAGCGGAATCGGTCGGCGTCTGATTCTCCGCTCGGCTCTTCCGCCGCTGCGGCCTCGGCCTCGGCCTCCTCGCTGGGAGCCTCCGAGGCGGGCGCTGCGGGCTCCGAGGAGCCGTCGTCAAAATGGGTAGCCTGATCGGCCCCGGACGTGTCAACGCCCTCCAGGGCGTCGGTGCCGCCTGTGATGTCGGTCATATGATCCTCCTCAGTTCTGCTTGACGGCCTGCGGCGGCACTACGGGCGCCGCTGCTGCTGCTGGAGCGCTGCCCTGAGATCGTCGCGCAATTCGTTCGACGACGTCTGGGTGGGGGGTCCATCCGTATCGGGACTGGAAGAGGAGGGCGACGTCGTCGAGCCTTCCCTGAACCTCCCCGAGGACAGCGTTATCCCCTGCCCCTGGTATATCGGATCGTCCGCGCCCGCTACGCGCCGCTTGATAGTTGCCGCCATTTGGCATCGCCTCCGTAATGTCGCTGACGAGGTTGCCCTCGGACTCAAAATAGACCTGATCGATTTCCCCGTCAAATGTCCCTTCCGCCGCGAACCTGTCCGCCACTCGGTCCATCTTCCTCTGGAACTCGGCGTTGATCTGCTTGATGCCCTTGTTATCCGCAGCTCCGAAATGCTCGAAGCTCAGAAACGAGGCGCCGCGCTCGGTCGTGACCGGCGGTATTTCAGCCGTGCCAAGCTCCTGCTGCGCGATGTCATAAATCAGCTCATGCTCTTCCTTGGTCATCGGCCTGCCGAGATTGATCTCGACGCCGTTTCGCCTGAAAGCCGAGTCGCTGTAGAACGGTCGGAACCATGCGACGGCCTCCTGCTGGAGAAGCTCGCCCCTGGCTGCGGCGTAGGCTTCTATCTGAGCTGTCGCCTCCGGCGTGATCGTCCCGGCCTTGTTCAGAGCAGCTTCGGGCATGACGACCATCGTCTGCGTGCCTGGATTGATGTCGCCCTTCCAGACTCCGACGCCATCAATGTCGCGCATATGGACGAGGCCATATTCCTGCGCCAGCATGTCGTTGCCCGCGTCATCAAGCATGGCCTTGCTTGCCAGCTCGTTGAACTCGACACGCTGCTCGAAGGGGGCGCCGTGATACTCCGGCAGGTGACCGCCGGGTCTGCTGGGCGCCGTCTCCCAGGATATCTGCCCCATCATGCGCTCGGCCTCCGAGGCGAAATCGGCGGCAGCGCTGCTCGCTGGCTTGCCGCTCGACCGAGCCAGGGACTGGACCCACATAGCCGCCTGCACCTGCTTCGGCTCCCAGCCCAGCTCCTTCGCGATGCGCTTGACGTCGTTCTGTATGAACTCCACCTGCTTCGCCGACAGTGTGTCGCTTGGATAGCCGTAGGCGCGAGCCATCCAGAGGTCTACCGTGACAGCGCCGCGCAACTTAGGCTCCACATGATCGTAAAGGTTCATATAGAAATTCATGCGCTTGGCGTTTGTGCCTAGCACCTTACTCTGCAGCACTATCAGCGGGTCTTCGCCCGCCGCGATGCGCGCCGCCTCCGCATCCATGCTCCCGAACCTGCCCGCCTTCAGCGGCACGCCATAGGCGTGCTGGTAAGCCGCCTTAAAGGCGTTTCTGGCGTTCGCTGGCACCGCCGTGTTTTGACTGTAGACCGACAGGAGCCCCGCCAGGGTGCGCTGCGAGTTGACGTCGCCCTTACCAGCCCCGGAAATAGCGCCCTGAGATAGCTCGTACCAGAATCGATATTCCTCGCCGTCCCTGGCGCTCTGGCGCATGCGGCGGTGATGAGCCGTCAGCGCCTTCGAGGGGTCTTCGGCGTTGGCGACCGATGGCGGCACTCCGACGAGGTTGCCCTTCTTGACCGCCATCGCTCCGGCGCGCTTCTCGGTCGGCAGGTTCTGCCTCTCCAGGGATCGGACAAGCGCCTGGATGCCATCGACGGCACCGTCTGTGATGTTCCTGGTGCCGCGTGCGACCGCGCCGATGATGGGAATCGCCATGACGGCGGTCGAGGCTGATCCTACCCAATTGTCGAGAGCGCCGAGATAGTCGCCACGCTGGAGCGCCTCCTGGGCCTTCAGCCCGAACTTGTAGCTCTCCTCGCCAGCCCTGATATCGCCGGTCACGGGCGCCACGTCGTAGAGAACCTTGCCCACCTGCTCGCCGAGGAACTTGGCCGGGCCGAAGAACTTGTCGAGATCGGATTGCGGGGCAAACCCAGGGTCTCGACCCTGGCGTCGGTTGCTCTCGCCGACGAGCCACGACCGCAGGGCCGCGTCAGGGTCTGCCGGGTCGCCGCCATGCGTCATGCCAGTATGTGGGTCGGCGGGTCGTGGCTCGGGCATGATCAGGCCGAACATCGCCGCCTGCTCGCGCCGCTCCTGCTCGGTCAGGGGAGCCCCGAAGGCGCCGCCGCCGGTCTGCCGCCGCGAGAATGGCCCGTATCCTTTTCCCATCGGCATCGTCAATCCTCCAGGGCGTCCAGCTCGGTCTCGGGGATGTCTTCATAGGAGAACGGCCCCTGGCTCTGGTTGCTCATCTCCAGGTCGCCGATGCCGCCCCAGTTTCCGGTGTCGGGTCCAGGGTTCTCGCCAACGACGAGGGAGCGCAGCAGGGCGTCGGTGTCCTCCGGTGCCGGGCCGTGCGTCATGCGTGGATCGCGCCGCTCGCCGAGCATGCCCATGCCTGGGCGATTGAACATGCCGGTCTTGCGCGGGGCATATCCGACGTCACTCGGCACGGGACAGTCCTCGTTCGATGTTGAGCATCATGTTCCGCAACTGCTCCGGCGACATTTTGCCGGGAGAAATAGGCACCTCATGCAGCGTGTCATAAACGCCGCCATGACGGCCCGCATCCTCGCCCGGCACAAATCTGTTGGGATGAGACGGGTGCTTGTATTTGCTGCTGCCGTGCATCCGACCGCCGTCGAGCGGGTCTGGCTTCAGCGTCATGCCGCCGCGCAGGGCAGCGAGATAGTCATAGAGCTGCCGGTCGTCAAAGGGCGATGGGAACCGAGTGTCGAGCGGGTTGATCCCGTGCTGGCCCTCGATCATCAGGCGCAACTGCTCAAGCTCCTCATAGGTTGGCAGTCTGTCTGAGTGCATGCCCTTGTTACTCGGCATCGAGGGCGTCCAGGTCGCGGTCGCTGAGTTCCTCGAAGGAGAACGGCACCTCGTCCTTCGGCTTCACGGTCGGGTTGACCTGCTCCGCCGTCTTCCCGGTTGCCTTGGCCTCCGCCATGACCTCCAGGTGCGTGTCCATCCACGCTGGCCTGTTGTCGCCGATCTCCACCATGTCATGCTCCTTCAGGTGCCTGCGGTGTGCCACGCGCCCGCTGATGTTCTCGTTTGTGATCGTCGAGCGGTAGTCCGCCGCGTCCATGATGACCGCCGGGGCTCGACCGAATCGCCTGATCCTCGGCACCGCGTCGTGCTTGTCGAGCAGCTTGCCGTTCTGCCAAACCAGGGTCTTGCCCACGGTCAGACCTCGACGTAATAGAGCGAGCCACTGACCTGCGTCGCGGCGGACAGCTCCATATTGAGCAGCGCCGGGCGCTTGATGATCTCGATTGGGGGTCCGCTGGTGCCCATATTCTATCTCCTAACCTGCCGCGCTCGGCGCCGGTTTGTCGGCGACGGCCTGGGCAATTGCGTTTTTCTCCTGGTCGCTGTCGGATTTCAACAGCAGGTCGAGCATTTTCATCAGCCGCTCGTCCTCGCTCGCCTTCTCCAACAGATCGAGCTTGCGGGCCTCGTTCTCGATCTCGGCCTGCCGCATCTGGACGTCGGTCATCAGCTTCTGGCCGTCGATCTGCACTTTCTGCGCCTTCGTCTGGCTGTCCTGGATTAGCGCCTGGGCCTTCGCGCTTGCGAGCGCGGCGCTCTCCTGCGTCTCGCCCTCCTCGCCCTCGCCGGGCTGCTGGGGCACCTGCTCCTGGCCCTCGGGCTCGTCAGGCGACGCCATCTTCTCCAGCAGCTCCTCGACCTCCCGGCTGATCTTGAAGCGCCGCGACACGGCCAGGGCGATGCCGACCGCGACATCCTTGGGCATGGCGCCCTCGGCGACCAGCGGCACGACGGCGGCGAAGTATCCGCCGATTGTCTGGATAAACTCGACCATCTGGCCCTTCTCGGCCTGCTCGTCCAGGGCGATGGTGCTGTCGGTCTCGATGTCGATCCGCATGCCGCGCATCTGGTCGCTGGATATCAGCTCCATGACGTCCTCCCAGGTCACCAAGACCGAGGGCAGGGGCTGCGGCGGCGGCGGTTGGCCCTGCTGCTGGGCGTTCTGTATTTCCAGCGCGATCTCCTGCTCAAGCGCCTCGCGGGTGCGCGCCATCCTGATGCCGGTCACCAGCTCCAGGGTCTCGGGCTCGAAGTGTTCCGCCACGACCTCGATCTCGATCTGCAGCAGGTCGCGCAGGAAGCGCTGGAACCGCCCCTGGCGCGGTCGCATGCGGAGGGCGCCGAACTGGCCCTTGAGCTGCTGGGCGCCGAGCGTCTCGCGTGGGTCGGTCGCGCCGCGCAGGATATCGCTGATGCCGGTGATCTCATAAACCTGCTGCACCAGGGCGTTACGCTGCTGCATCAGACCCTGGACGACGACCATGATCTCCTGGATCGGCAGGAAGTCTACCGAGCCCTTCAGCCCGCCCTTGTCGGCGAACGACACCCAATCCTCGATGGGAATCAGCTTGTTCTCGTCGGTGCCTGAGAGGAGCTGGTCAATGCCTTCGAGCGCCGCCGGATAGACGCCGCGCACCTTCAGCGCCTCGATGAGCCGCCGCAGGCGGTAGGTGATCTCGTTCATCTCCTGGGCGAGGGACTGGTAGAGGATATATTCCGGCACCGGCACCATCGAGCCCGGACGCTGCACGCCGAACATCGGCTTCGGGCCAGGGTAAAATTTTTCAAGGCCGAGCGGGTCTTCCTCGTCCATGAAGAGGCCTTCGGCATAGCCGGTGCAGACCGCGATAACGCGGCGGTTCTCTTTGTCCCAGACCTCGTATACCCTGGCGCGTTTAAGGATGTCGTGGCCGTGATCGTCAGTGGGCGAATCGGCGTCGGTCGCTATCTTGCCATCGACCGTGACCTCGAAATTGGTCGCGGCGATTATCTCGTCGCTGAGACCGAACTGGGCCTTCAGCTCGCGCTTGGTGAGGTGATGCTCGAAGTAGATAAAGCGGGTGCGGTCCCAGGTCGGGGCCGGTGACCATCCGAATCGGTCCCACTGCACCAGCTCCTTGCCGACCTCCTGCCAGACGATGCGGTCCTCGCCCGGCACCATGCGGTGCGGCGGCTCGTCGTCAACGCCGCCCAGGACGTCCTCGGCTGCTATCTCTTCGCCGCCTGTGGTCGTGAACGGCACATCGATGCCGTCGCCGTCCAGCTCCTCCGGCACGTCCTCGCCGGGCTCGAAGAACGGCGTGTATCGGATGCGCGCCATGCCGATGCCGGTGAGGAGATATTGATCCAGGACGGCCTCGGCCAGCGAGATGTCGTCGCCCTCGTCGCCATTGTATTCAGCGAAGCGCTCCAGGACGCGAGACGCCTGCCTGCCGACAGGGTCGTCGTCCCGGAAGCGCCGCCGGATATCCGGCTTCGGGGGCTGGGCATAGATCGCAGGCCGCAGCACCTGGGTGTTGCTCCAGAGGATGTTGAACGAGTTGTTCTTCGGGTCGTCCTTATCCGGCGCATAGCGGTCGATGACCTTCCGAGCGCGGGTCCGCCAATCCTTGAGCCGCTTCTCCGAGGCGTCTATCTCGGCGAGCCAGCGCTTGACCTTTCCGGGGCCATCCTCTTCGCCCTTCTCCATATCTTTCGGGTCTTCGACGGGTCCGCTCTCGGGCATGGCGCTTTCCTTAGATGCTCATCAGATTGTCGATGGACCGCCCTCGGTCCCTTGAAGGTAGAGCCTCAAGAGCCTCATCTGATCGATGATGCGCTTCTGCTGCGGCGTGTAGGTGTTGCGCCACTCGTCGCGCTCGTCGGGCGGCGTCAGCTCCTGTGGCTTCTGCTGGTAGAGCGCCATCGCCAGGACGTTGGGATCGATGCCGCCGCCCTGGTTCTGCAGCCCGGACTGCGCCATGATCTTCTGGTGCTGTTGATAGCGCCGGAGGTTGTCGGCCTGCGTCATATGCCGAGCCACGCCTCCCATTCCGGTCGCGCCGCCTTCGCCTCATCGTTCATCGAGTGATTCATGATCGGGAACAGGCCGGTCATCGCGCCGATGCCTGCGTTTCCGAACGGCCCGCCGTCAGCCATAATTTGATTGCCGCTGGGCGCGTTGAAGGTCCGCAGTATCTTGCCCAGCCCCGAGTCGTAATTACGACTCTCAACGCCCTTGGACAGCATGACCGCCGCCGCGATGGCTGCAAAGGGGCCGAGGGCTCCGAGGCCTGCCGCGCCGCCTCCCGCCGCTGTGCCTCCTGCTGCTGTGCCTCCTGCTGCTGTGCCTCCTGCTGCTGTGCCGCCCAGGCCAACTGCCCCACTACTTGCCATACCGCCATGTGCTGCCGCACCGCCAAGGCCAGCGCCTGCGCCTGCGCCAGCGCCAGCGCCAGCGCCAGCGCCTGCGCCTGCGAAGTTGATGGCCGGATAGGCCGTCTGCGCTCCTGCGCCTACACCGCCGCCGCTGCCGCCGACGATGGGCGTGGCGCCGCCAGCGCCGCCTGCCGAGCCGCTGTTCATCAATTGGTTG